CACCGGCTCTGTGTCGGCGTCGTGGCTGCACGTCTACCACAAGGCGATCCTCACCTCGGAAGTGGTGGCGATGTCCACTGCTGTCGCTGGACCTACCATCGTCGGCTGCGGCACGGGGACGCTCATCCTGCGAGGCATCTGATGGCCGACAACGTGCGCTACTGGGACGGCAACACTGCCGGGATTCCCCAGGGGCTCTACATGATGGGAGCCAACGGGACGCCGCTACGGTTGGACGCGATGCGGTCGATGCCGATTGGCTATCGCTCCGTCAATCAAGTGTTCTCGGCCCCCGAGATTCTGATGGCTCACCGTGGCGGATCGGCGCAGTGGCCTGAGATGTCGCTGTACGCCTACACCCGCGCCGTGGAGTGGGGCATCGGGATTCTGGAAGTGTCCTTGAACCGCACCATCGACGGCGTGTGGTTCGGACTGCACGACCAGACGTTGGACCGCACCAGCGGGACCACCAACGCTGACCCGACGACGATGACGTGGAACGAAGTCCAGCAGTACGACATCACGCCCGCGTACACCGTCGATCCATCGCAGCCTCGTAGGCCGTACATGCGGATTGAGGAACTGATGGAGGCTTACGGGCAGTCGCACGTCATCATGTTCGACCCCAAGTACCACGCGGGGACTGCACGCACCAACGAACTGATCGACTTGCTGCTCAAGTACGCCCCGGCGATCCGGCTGATGGGCAAGTATTACTTCACGGCCCGGTCATTCTCTGCCACTTGCAGAGCAAGGGGGATCAAGACCTGGGGCTACGCCTACCAGTCGAACATGCCAGCCCCCCTGGACTACGCCGCCGACTGGGATATGTTCGGCATGGAGTGGAACGCTGACCAGGCCACCTGGGACGCAATGCTCGGGATGGGCAAGCCGGTTCTGGCTCACATCTGCTCGTCGTCTGCTGCGGTGGCCTCCAGCAAAGCAAAGGGTGCTGCCGGGTATCAGTTGTCAGCCCCCACGGTGGTTCCTCGCCGTGAGGACATGCCCCCGCCGCCTGTGAATACGGGCACCCAGTTCCGCATGGCTGCGTCTGCTGTCATCAACTCCACGACAGGCCAACGGACACTGGACCTTCCTGCTGGCCTGGTGACGGGCGACCTGGGGATTGTGGTCATCAGTCAAGACGCTGCCGCCGACACATTGCCCACCCCTCCCGTCGGCTGGACTGAGGTGATCCCCACGTTCACACCAGGCAACGCGCGGGTCCACATCTACAAGCGGGTGAAGCAGGCCAGCGACACGCAGATCGTGTGGAACGGTACGGCGCACAACACGGTGACGGGCTACTGG